GCTATGGCAGCTACAAATGTTTTTGAGACGAAGCTGGCTAAGCGGATGCAGGTTACGCGTTACAGCACCCCTGTGTTCGCGGCTCAGGCATCGTTTGAAGAGCGGTCTGGTCTTTCCGATGGTGAAGCTGTTGTGCGTCCGACGTTTGGTCGTCTGTACGCTGACAGCTACACCCGTGGGTCTGACCTTCCCGAGCAGAATCATTCCGAAAGTTCCGAGACGCTGACGGTTAATCAGTCTCCGGCTATCCTTATCCCTGTTGACAGCCTCGATGAGCTTCAGCACAAGACGGCGCTTCAGGAGCGAGTCTCGAAGGATGGTATGCGTGCGATTAACAAACACATCGACGCCCTGTATCTCGCTGAGGCGGCTAACGCCAGCTCCACGGTTGACGCAGGTGATACCGGTGGCAGTTCCGGCTCCCCGATCTCCCTTGACAGCACGAAAGTCTTGCAGATTTTCCCTGCTGCTCAGCGCAAGCTCCAGCTCAAGGATGTAGATATCGTGGGAGCGAAAGACCCGCGCCCGCAAACAGGGAACATGAAGCCGATGGGTGGCGCAGGTTTCGCTAATCTCTCGCCGTATGTCAACGAGCAGCTTACCTATGCGCTCGCTTCTCGTGCGACGACTGACGGCGACCTTGTCGGGAAGAACGGTTACAAGTCGACCTACTTTGACTTTGATGTGTTCGTTACCACGAATGGTCTCTGGCAAGGTGTCCTCGGCTTGGCTACGAATCCTACGGCGAATGACACTGTTGTTATCAACGGAGTGACGTTCACGTTTGTCTCGTCTATCGGTTCCACTGCCGGTAATGTTCTTATCGGAGCGAGTGTTGACGCAACGCGCGCGAATCTCGAAGGTGCAATCAACTCCCCCGGTACGACATCTTCGACGCAGGTTGCAGTCAGCTCCTCAGACCAGAACAAGCTCCGTCGCATCAGCGCAAGCAATGATGACTCTGCCGACACCCTCACGGTTACCGCGAAAGGTTACGGTCACGTTGTCGTCAGCGAAACGCTTACCGCTGGCGGCGACAGCTGGACAAGCGAGGTCTCCAAGCAGCTTCTCGGTGAGAAGGGTTGCGTGGACATGGTTCTGCAGAAGGAAGTTGGAGTAAAAATCTCTGATATCCCGAAGCGGCTCGGTGCCTATGTGAAACCGTATGCCCTCTTCGGCATCAAGACCTTCACCGAAGGTGCGGACGCGGCAGCCGTTGTCGATATCGACAGCTCAAGCTGGGTCTAATCAGACGTTTCCTCTGCCCCTTATCGGGGGCAGGGATAAACGTCAAGATACTTATGCCAGACGCAAGCACGCTTATCACAAAGTTCAGGAACGCGGTCGATGATTCGCTTGATTCGGATTATGAGCTGGAACTTCTAAATGACGCCAAGAACGAGATTGAGGACATGGCGGAGTGGGAGATCCTGAAGAAGGAGACATCTTTCTCTGTTTCGAGCGGTTATTCTTATACCTCAGTTGCCACGGCGCTTCCTACTCGCTTCGCTCTCCCTGTTGCGATGTACGAAGATACAGGGAATATCCCTTATAACAAGATTGACTTTGAAGATAGAGCATCAAAACGTAACAACAGCCTCGGGTATTTTATCGACTTAAACGCAGGAAATATCCATCTTACGGGCGAAAACCACAGCGCAAAGACAATGTATTTCTACTATACGGAATATAGTGCCGATTTAACGACTGCAGATACATGGCAGTTCCCTGCTCGATTCCACAACGCTCTTGTCTATAAGATGGCGGAGATTTACTACGCCTCAGATGCAGGCGAAAAGGGGAGGTCGTGGGATGATAGATGGTCGATTCAGTTTGAGCGCATATTACGGCGCATGGAAGCATGGAACGATCGACTTAAGACTAAGGGTAGGCGACCTCGTTCATTAAGCTATGTCTCACCTAAAGCAATCTGATGGCCGTTCGCGAGTACAAGATACGGAACTTTAAATCAGGGCTTCAAACACGCCTTGAAGATTTTAGTATCGAGAGAGACGCAGCAAGCAAGTCATTAAACTGGCTGACACTAGGCGATAGGATAGAGCTTTCAGGTGGTTATGATGTCATTGGCACAGAAAACGGAGCAGGTAAGATTACAGGTCTCGGTATCGGCGAAAGGGTAGACGGGAGCAAGCTCGCAATCAGGACTCGGGGGCAAAAGATAGAGTATTATGACACAGCAACATCCGACTGGGTCGAGATTGGTACAAATAAACTTGGCTCCGATGCTGATGGCGAAGATGTAGCAATCACCTTCTACACGTCGCTTGCGGGGTATCAGGCATGGATTTCAAGTCCTAATAGCGGTCTGTTCAAGTATCTTCTCGCGAATCCTGACACTATTGTTGACAACTATGACAGCGCAAAGAACTTCAAGGGCTATGTCATGGCGCATGACGGGAGGCTCCTCCTCTGGAACAGAGCGAAGAAGAAAAACTACCTCTATGGCTCCTATAAAGATGTACAGGACAGCAATGTTTACACTACGGTTTCAGGGGAAGCTGTAGGTTCAGGCGGCACTACATATAGCGGGACACTTTCGGCAATCTCAGGTAAACGCACGTGCTTCAATGTCGTATTTACGGATTCAGGGGGACAGACTCTTACCGATGACAAAAATGGCGGGTTTACAGGTGACGGAACAGGGACAATTAACTACAGCACAGGAGCGTATAGCGTCACCTTTAGCAGCACGACAGGGACCGTCACTGTGGATTATGATTGGGAGAATAGTACCGCGAAGGGTCTTGCCGACTTTACTTTTTCTTCAACACGCCTCGCAACAGAAGGGTTTTTCTTGCCTCAGCCGACAGGCGGAGACCTCCAGTCTATAGCTTCCTATCGCACGGATCTCTACTGCCTGCACAGATTTAACGCATGGCTCTTTACCATGCCTGTTGATGACCTCAACCCGACAAATCAAGTGTTCCGAGAGAACTTGGGCATGGAGAATTGGCGCGCGGCCGTTGCAACAGGAGACGGGATTTATTATATCGACACAAGCAATCCGTCAGATCCTCAGTTTAAGCTCCTGTCTCTTTCACAGCAGAACGACCAAGTCGAACCAAGGAGCTTCTCGTTTGATGTCGACCTGTCCGGATACGACTTCTCGGACGGCATCGGATACCGCTGGGGCGACTATATCCTGTTCGCTTGCAAGGTACTTGGCGATTCGGTTAATAACAGGCTGTTCGCCTTTAACACGATATGGAAGTCATTTGACGTGCTCAGTTACAATTGTTCGGTTCTGGCGGATAATAACGGAGACTTGTGGGCTGGCGAGCCATCAACGGATAATGTGACGCAACTTTTCACTGGGTTTACGGCAAATGGGTCGCTGATAGAGAATTACTGGGAAGGTCAGCTCTCGGAGCACGATATTGCGGGACTGAAGAAGTTTAAACGTTTGACCGTTTCCGGAAACATAGGAACAGACCAGTCATGCAAGGTTCAGATTTCGTATGATAACGGATCGTGGGAGACACTTGGGACAATAGACGGAACTGGCTCATATGTCAGCAGCTCTGGATCGACTTCAGTAGGCGTAAGCATGGTCGGTTCAAAAGAAGTCGGTGGCGGTGGCGATGGAGTGGATGCGAAATGGTACGTCAGAGAGTTCCGTGTCCGCTCCGGGAAATATGAGAGGGCAAAGATACGTTTTGAGGCAACAGGTGTTGGATATCTCTCCGTTTCCGAAATCGAGTTCTACGACCTCAAGTCTTATGGGCAGAAGAATCTTAAAAGGTATCGAACTACATAATATATGGCTAATTATTTACCACATACATTAGATCCGTTAAAAAATGATAAAAGTAGAAATCTTTGCTCTTGTGGAAAAATAAAACATAGGTACGCTTTTCTTTGTCGTTCATGTAGAGATGCAAAAAAACGCAAACAACATAATGTGATAAATAAAGGGTTTTATATTCTGGTTGAAGTTATTAGCAAAGGTAAAAAGTATTTTGTCAAACTTGATGTAAAAGATAAGTCGATTTTATCTAA